GGTTAAACGCAGTATCTGATATTGTAGCGTCTGGATTATGCTGGGTTCCTATGACGCGCTGGGCAGAAGAAGTAGTTGAGGAGATTGCCGGTTTCCCCTTTATGAGTAATGATGACTTAGTTGACTCCACGGTCATGGCGCTCATGCGATTTAGGCAGGGTGGGTTTATACGACTACCCAGCGATGAGCCAGAAGAACAGAGATTTTTTAAGAGACGCGGAAGCGGCTACTACTAGAGATACATTATGGCTATTGAGAAAGGATTATACGCTGCTCCACAGGGCATAGAAGGTGAACTGATGGATGGGGAAGAGGCGGAGCTTGAGATCGAGATTGTAAATCCAGAAAGCGTCACCCTAGATGACGGTAGTGTTGAAATTACCATAATGCCCGGTGAAGATATTGAAAGCGGCGAGTTTGATTCCAACATAGCCGAAGAGATGGAAGAAAATGCGCTTAACAAGTTATCTGATGAGCTTATTGGGCTAGTTGAAGCCGACATCGAAAGCCGTAAAGATTGGGCCGATACCTTTGTCAAGGGATTAGATGTTCTTGGCTTTAAATACGAAGAACGTAGTGAACCGTGGGAAGGTGCGTGCGGTGTGTATTCCACAGTCCTTGCCGAAGCTGCTATTCGGTTCCAAGCAGAAACAATGTCAGAGACGTTCCCAGCCGCTGGCCCAGTACGGGTAAAGATCCTCGGCGAAGAAGACAAAGACAAAGAAGCCGCCGCAGCCCGCGTGAAAGCGGATATGAACTATGAGCTTACTGAGCGCATGGTGGAGTACCGACCAGAGCATGAACGCCTCTTATACAGCCTAGGGCTGGCAGGTAGCGCGTTTAAGAAAGTTTACTTTGATCCAAACATGGGCCGCCAAACCGCTATATACATACCTGCGGAAGATGTAGTTGTACCCTACGGCGCGTCCCATATAGAGAGCGCAGAACGTGTTACGCACATTATGCGTAAGACCAAGAACGAGATACGCAAACTACAGGCAGCAGGGTTTTACCGTGACGTAGAGCTAGGTGATCCGCAGCCATACCACACTGATATAGAAGAGCGTAAGGCCGAAGAAGGCGGTTACTCTATAACTGATGACAACCGCTACGCCGTATATGAGATTCACGCAGATCTTGTACTAGATGATATTGACGAAGAAGACAGTGATGAAATTGCAAAACCATACATTGTAACTATTGAGCGCGGCACACAAGAAGTATTGGGCATACGCCGTAATTGGAACCCAGAAGATGATTTACAGTTAAAGCGGCAGCACTTCGTGCATTACGTCTACGTACCCGGATTTGGATTCTATGGCCTTGGATTGATCCACATCATTGGTGGGTACGCCCGCGCAGGTACGTCAATCATACGTCAGCTTGTAGACGCAGGTACTCTATCTAACTTACCGGGCGGTTTAAAAGCTCGTGGGTTACGTATTAAAGGTGATGACACTCCTATTGAACCGGGTCAGTGGAAAGACGTAGATGTACCATCAGGCAGTATCCGCGACAACATCATGCCGCTTCCTTATAAGGAGCCTAGCCAGACTCTATTAGCCCTACTTAACCAGATCACAACTGAAGGTCGGCGGTTGGGCGCTATCAGTGACATGAACATCTCTGACATGTCAGCCAATGCTCCTGTGGGTACTACGCTGGCGCTATTAGAGCGTACGTTAAAGCCTATGGCTGCTGTACAGGCCCGTGTTCACTACGCTATGAAGCAGGAATTTAAACTCCTTAAAGCTATTATGTCTGAGCACGCAGATACGGAATACGCCTACGAGCCGTTTCGTGGTGAGATTACAGCGCGTCAAGCTGACTATATGATGGTGGATGTAATCCCTGTCAGTGATCCTAATAGCTCTACAATGGCCCAGCGGGTTGTACAGTACCAAGCGGTATTGCAGATGTCGCAGTCAGCCCCCCAGATCTACGACCTGCCACAGCTACACCGGCAGATGATAGAAGTATTAGGGGTTAAGAACGCAGATAAACTCGTCCCAGTAGACGATGACATAAGACCTACCGATCCAGTCAGTGAGAACATGAACAACTTGAACGGTAAGCCCATGAAAGCGTTTA